ATACAATTCGTGTTGACTCTTTTATCAAAGAGCTTTTGGGATCTTTGATTGCTGCAAATGCTGCATGATTATGGTTTATGGTTTTTCCAACCAAATTAGCCTCATGTTCCAGCGAGGTCCTATCAAGCGATAGGGTCTCTACTACCGATTTAAGAAAAAACAAGTAATCAATTGATATTGCCGACTTTGTATTCAAGTAACACAAAGGAGCACCATTGACCCGCAACTCAATTATTTTTCCGTTGTTATTGTTATTCACTTTATTCATTTCACTCTCCCGCATTCAGTATTCACATAATCCTGCAAATATCTTAATAATGATCCGTCTCTCCGGCTGTCACACCACTTCGCCTACCTATAGCTGATGTTGCTAACATATGCCTGCATCCAGGGGTATTGGTTATTTTTTGACTCTGCTTGTACACTCGATAGAAAAGGAAGCTATGTCATGGTTAATACAAACAGACTGCGATAACCGGCGCTGAATTGTTTCCAGGCTGGAAACAGTTGGAATTAGAATTTCCTGCTAAAAAGTCAGGATCCACCCGCCGGTCGCCCATAAAGAAATCACTACTATCGAGCACTCTATTAGCAGAATGCTCTGAATGAGTTACTTTGACGGCTTGCCTGAACTGTATTTACTCGCCCACGCCTTAGCAATGTGCAAACAGTCGTCAAAGGAAGCTTTGAAAAATTCGCCATTTCCTCTTACATCGCAAAAGTGACGATGTACCATACTTTCTACCTTGCTCGGATTGCTGCATGGGATGAATTCTTTTCTAATTACTTTTGCTGCTGTTTGATTGGCGACAACCCTAAGCCTATGAGGAAAGTTTCCAGTCATTCCTATTTTTACGTATCCATCATCAAACTCTATTACATAGATTCCTTCTTCATTTTCGCTCTCTGTTTCACCAGCAATACGAGAACTAAGCATAGAATTTGTATGGCAAAAGATAGCCTTACATAATGGACGATATTTATCTGGCAATGATTGCCTTAACTTCTCAATGGAATCTAAGCACCAATTTAACTCATCTATTGTCTTAGCATCATCGGATACCTTGGCAATAGCATTGATGTAATCAACCATTTCAAGACTGGTCATGGTTGGAGCTTCGGTTACAGACGAATGTGTTTTGACTGTTAATTGTGTCATGGTATTTACCCTATAGAAGACGAACCTGTTCACACAGAAATGCCGCCCGCAGAAATACCATTAACGGATTTCTCAGGTTCGCTTTCTGTAAGGCTCTGCGTTTAGAAATAGAGGCGCGTGTGAATGCGCTAGATAATAAAAAGCCCCGGATTAACCGAGGCTCTTACTGGCACTGAGTCTTAATGTAGTCCTGCAAGCCTAATACCTGCTGATTGATTACCGCTATTCGCTCTCTGAGGGTCCAATAATCCCTGATAGAGGAGTCAGCAGGTCGGGCGGTGGCTGCATCATCCAACTTGGAGGTGGCAGCGGCTTCACCTTGATGACAGGTGGCCGCGATGCGCAACCGGCGATGACCAGCGGCAACATCATTGCGCAGAACATCAATTTCAGATTTGGCATTAGCAAGTTCCTTTGTATGCTGATTATCCAGTTCAGACAGGAGCCTTATCCTCTCCTGCTGATTAACGATTTCATTCTGCTGCTCCAGCAACTCACTCTGTAGCTTAACGGTCGTATCAAGCTGTTTGGTATACTTACCGTAATAGTGATAAGCCAGAAGCGAGGCAAGCGCCAGAGCAATAACAGTATAACCACGAGAGTTAAACTTCATCATATCGCTCTACAAAAGGGAAAATGCTTTATCAATGACCTCATCGCTATAAGGTTGACTACCATTTTCCATGGTAATAACGGACTTAATCAGCTTTGTCATAAATACTTTATTAAATACATCAACAGCCTGATCACCAGTCACCTCCGTGTCTTTACATACGTGGCTAATATAGGCATCAGTATTATTTTCATTATGGGGAGCCCATCGTGAAATGATCCCTTTCACTGTTTTAAGGCCATATTTCCGATTGTAATTATGCAAAATTTTAATCATTGCCCGAAGACCATATTCAGGACTGACAAACTGACAGAAAGATTTATCAGTACGCTGTGATGCAGGCATCAGACCTTGCCAATCATCGCCCCAACGAATATTACCTGGGTTATTATTTCGTATGCCTCTACTGATTTGCATCTGATACCCCCGCTTTATTACGCAAAGTCCCACGCATGAGTTGACCGAAAAAGTCAGTCCCCAGATAACCAATAATGACGCTGCCGATGTAAGCCAGGTCGGTACTCAGATTTAAAAAGACGAGTAAGTCACGAATAAACCATGCAATTAAAGCACACATCATTGCGTCAATAATCGTCTTCCAGAACTTACCGCCGTTATATCGTCCCCGGAGATAAGCCATTGTTGCAGCCAGTGCCGCACCTAAACCTTGTTCTTTGACTGACAGCAGCCATAACCATAGCTGCATCCAGATGTCAGGCTGCTTGTCCATGAGTTTCATATCCACCCCCGTTGGGGATTAAGTCCCCGCGATTACGGGCGTGAAAAGAAAAGGCCGTGAATAATCATGGCCTATGCGTAGTGATAAATGGTAAATTCCATGCGTATCTTATATTTTGTTTAGTCGCTTTTGCTGCTCTATAAGCTTCCCTATCATTGATAATACGATGGTACTCTTCATTGTCTCTGAGGCTGTCTGATAATAACGGAACAGCGTAATCTCAGGACGCTTTGAATGCTGAAGCGCAACATTAATTTCATTAACTACCGGAGTTAAATTATTCATGCCAATGGTTTCCTTACAAGATGTTATGTGCCCTCACTGCCTCAGGGAAAACCCTATACTTGAGTGCATGTCAGAATTTATCCTTAACCAAAAACAGTTATTAGGAATGGTTTTTTTATGCCGAAGCTGTAACGGCGTCACCGTTGCTGAGGTTGAGCCAGATGAAAATACAGTCAGAGGCGGTGGGTACCTGTTACGCTCAGGTAACTACAATATGGATATTGTTTTTTCCCCAAACGATGACACCTATGGAAATGTCGTAAAAACATACCCAGACCCCAATCTTCCTCTTGCTCCAGAGCATGTCCCATCAAATATTTCAAATATCTATTCAGAGGCAGAAGATAATTTCATACGGAGAAGGTTCTCTACATCTGTCATGCTTGCAAGGAAAGTCTTGGATATTTCGACTAAAGTTCTAGGCGTTGCTGATGACATAAACGCCGATAATCTCTCTGCGCGAATCTCCAAGCTTAAAAATAAGCGGCAAAAATAACGAACGAAATGGCTCAATGGGCAAGCATCATCAGACTGGATGGGAATACCTCTGTACACTCAGATGAAGAGTTCGACGAATCCGAAGCAAGAGAGCTTCTTGATTTCGTAGAAACGTTTTTGCTTTACGCCTTCACATTGCCAACTATGGTTGCCGCCAATAAGCACACATCACAATAATCACCCAGTCAGCGCATAAATCCCGGATTCAGTTCCGGGTAATCAGCATTGCATAAGTAAAAAAGGCCACGCCATGCGTAGCCTGGAATTGAACTACTAAGTAATCCTCGGTAGTTGAAATTGCCACATCAGCCATTAGACAGACTGAAACTTTTATCTGAGAACGGGGGATGTGGGCTTTATATATGCAAAAACCCCGCGAGATAGCGAGGTTATGGAATGGCATATAACAAAATCAATATGACATCGCGTCTATGACATATCCATCCAGTTTAATTTTTACAATTTTTCCTTGAAGGAAAGCATCATGAATAATTTGAGCTTGCTTTACTTTTGATTCGTCAACTCGAACACATCCTGTTTTATTATCTTGCTCTGAACTTACAAACCAATAATGAGTGCTGTTCAACTTATTTAAAGATATCACATAATCCAATTTTCCCATATAACTCCCAGACGACATAAATTTATCGCAATGAAAGTTAGCAGGATCAACGACTTCTTGCCCAGTTGTTATTTTCTCAGCAGCAACCCCTGTTCCAGCAACCAAGGATAAAAACAATCCAGCAAGAACACTCAATTTTCTATTTATCATAGCAATCACCTTATTTATATGAATTAACGTGTTTAATCATGAGGATTTTGTCGTTATATGTGATCTACTATTTCTTGACCACATATAAACCTTAGCACCATTTAACAAAATGACAAAAAGTATCAGGGGTATTTTTGCAGTAGATCGCAGTTATTATTCTAATTAACACTAACGTTATATTGCTTTCATTCAATTTACTCATTGAAATATATATTTTTATAGTAAAATTTAGCTCAGAAAAAAAAACACAGAAAATTCTCTTGGGCTCAACAAAATTATATAGCACCAAACTGACAATATTATCTCAGGTTGATTATTACTCAGACTAAAGTAATTAATTATATATCAAACGCCTTGATCAAAACAAAAAACCCGCTCATCGGCGGGCCTGAATGTTCTTTAGTGAGCACAGCTACAATTTCCCACTATTTAGAGAGATTACGCCAAGTTTATGCAAAACGCAAGCCCTCTCTTTTTATCGCGTTACTTTGCTAAATTCAGATTCTGCTCTGCTTTCCTCAATATCGCATTTTGCCACTAGCTTTTCATAGAATGGCTTCCAGTTACGCGACCAACTTGATTGTGTTAGCTCTGGCAAAAGGGCCTTAATTGCCGCGTATGCCACTGAGGACGGTACCCGACTATAGCCTCGGCCCGTACAACGCTCACAGATTTTAATCACCGGTGCACCCGTCGCTTTCGTTGCTTCGCGATCAACGACTTTCCCGGTACCGTTACAACGACAACGGCTGGATATGACCCCCTTGCCATTACAAGGTGAGCAAAGTTCATCTACACGCTCAGTTTCTGCGCGTTGCTCTATCACATCCTTATACCCTGCATACTTAATCACATCACGCTGAACTGATATTAGCCCGCGTCCATTGCAATGGGTGCATGAAGTGGTAGTCGCTGCTGATCGGGAATATTCTTCAAAAGCCATTTTTGCCAATATCACCAAACATTTTCCTAACTGGCGCCCACTGGCTTTGGTAATGAGTTTAGGTACCTGACGTTTAGCATACGAAGTCAGTTGCTCAACGGTTCGGATGGTATCTTCATTGCTGACGCCGTGTTTACCCAGGAACGCCGCCATTCCAAATGTCGCTTTAGATTCAGCCATACCCAATGCCGCTATCACATCAGTCCCTGTAATCCGGTCTGTTGATGTACCTTTGGATGCATCACTAATTGCCAGTCCTTTTGGGCTGAAATGTTTTAATGCTGATTCGAGTTTCATGCGGCACACTCTCCCACCAGATTCAGAATAATCTTGTCTGTTAGACCTGAGCGGTCATGGAATCGCTCTTCAGACAGTACCCATTTACAGACGTCTATCGCTTCCTGACGATCCACAGCTTGGATAGTGGCTAGCCTCTTTTCGAGATAATTCTCCCGGTCATAGATATAATACCGATCACTGTCACCGTATCCGCCCGGATCAAGTTCTTTAGCGGCCACATTACGCATCTGATATAACCAATCCCAATAAAGGAACTCACGAATGACATCAGACAATGTGTGCGGTTCGGGGAGCTGTTCAATGAAACCCCTGGCCGTCGCCTGGCGTAATTTATCCGTTTCATTAATGCGATCACCACGCATACACCCTTCCGCCTGTTCTTTCTCGTTCCAGTAGTAGAAAGGTTCATAAATTTCTGCCAGCTCCCCCACCAGCATTAATTTTTCTGGTTCAGTCAGTTCCAGCGCGGCCTCATAGCTTGCAAAAGAAGCCCTGACCTTGGCCGCCTCCCTGATCTGTTCTTTCGCTCTGTTGATATAGCCCTGTGGGTTATCCATGCTCATCGTGCCAAGCGCAATCTGAAAGACGTGTGCACCCGACTTCATCAGGTAATCAGAATATTTCTTCTGAGCCTCTTTGGGGGTAATTTTCAACTTATTCAAAGCTTCCTCGGCGGCGTCAAGGTGGGCGGGTTCGTTGGTTTGAATAACTTCCAGCACCCACAAGTAAGCATCCACCTGTTTGTTTCCGGTAATCTTCCGCTGAACGGGTAATGGTTTTACGGTTGCCAGTGCCGTGCCGTAGCCTGGTTCAGGAATGGCAAACAGCGCCTTATGTTTTAAGTTATCAGTCATCTTCATTATTCCACCCACTTATTAAAAGACAGTTCACGCACTTCATCACCGTTAACGAGTACGTCATTGAAATCACCATGGTCGGGCCAGCGAATACTGACCGTTTCTAAATCATTTTTGGCAATGAGATTGCCTCTGGCGCACTCAAACGCTGCCGCATGGCCGGTTGCTGAATGCAGATCCATATCAGCGAAAATAATTAAGTGTTTAACCCCGTTCGGTACCCGGAATTTCCCCATAAACCCCGCATTCATCGTTGACCATGTGTTGCAACCGTATATCTGTTTGCAGGACAGTGCTGTTTCTATGCCCTCTGAGATACCTAACGTTGATGAAACTGGAAACATGCGGATAGCAACAGAGCCTGTATGCTTTAAATAATCATCAGACTGGAGTGAATAGGTCTGTTTGGCGATATCCATATTGGCTTTTTTATCACCCTCTAATAATGTCCTGTGTAAGTAACAAAGTGCGCCTTTATCGTCCGTCGCCAGAGAATACATGGCCTGAAAAGCTTTCGTTCCCACGGGCTGATGATTGCAATATCGGATCTGCTCCGCTGGCAGGCAATTAATCCCCCGGTTGCGTAAATAACTTTCGGCTGGCGTTCCACGCAGATTCACCAACGTGGCATACTTCCTAATCACCTTGTCACGAAATAATGACCGGTCATCTTTATTGATGGCAGACTGAGCGCTTTCAGGCTGACGGATATACGTATTGCCGATAATTCCATCAACTTCTTTCGCCTGCGTTTTAAAATCTTTCTTCTGAGTTAGCCTAAGCAGCGCCCAACCATCACCAGTATTACAGACACAAATAAAGGTTCCCCGGCCACCTATATCATCACAGCGATATTTTCCTTTCTGACCGCAAATCGGACACTTACCTTTGTAGTGCTTTTTCCCTGTAATGGGTGGCAAGCCGTAATATTCAAAAACTTTCGACCACTGTCCAATAACTGCATCCGTTGTTTCCATCATCTATCTCCCTGCGTGGCTGAACTGAGCTGTTTTTTCTCCTGGCTTTTTATCCATGAAATCAGTTTCCATTTGATAAAATTATTGACTTCCGGGGTGATCTCGACCGTGTGGTCATTTAAGCCATTAGGGAACTCACCAAATTTGCTTCTGAAGGTATGGGCACACCAACCATCAGAAATGGGTTTGCCCTGATTGGCCCGCTGACGCTGGTAATACTTGATTTGGGACCACCAGCTTTGTTTTTCTTTCTTACTGTAAGTGCGGTCCTTGCCGTTGAGCTTTTTCAGCCCACGAGAGCGATCCACTTCTACATCTTCACCGCTCAAGGGTTTAAACCCACACTTCGGGCAGACGTAGACAGCTGGGGGTTTCATGTAATGACACGCCGGGCATTCCTTCGGGAGTTTTTCGGCTTTGTCGCTGTCAGTACTGCGGGCAGCTTCTTTCATGCCGTCGCTTTTAGAGGGCAATGCGTCATACTCAATATCATCGGGATAACCGAGTCGGTGAACTGAACCGCTGTGATCAAATATCATGCAGGTTTCTTTACCGGGTGCGGTACGAAGCCCGCGGCCAAGACATTGCACCCATCTGATTTCAGATTTAGTTGGTCTCGCATAAATAATGCACCGGACATCACTATCAAATCCCGCAATCAGCGTGCCGACGCTAACCAAGATCTTTGTTACACCCTGTTCAAAACGATGAATGATGATTTGTCTTTCTTCCGGTGGTGTCTCAGCAATAATTACCTCGGCATTGACACCGGCCTTATTAAATTCAACCGTGATAAAATTGGCGTGGGCCACGTTGACGCAAAAGCAAATCGTTGGTTCATCATTACCGTTCACAAGCCAATTCTTGACGATATCGCCCACCAGCGTTGAATCACCCATAATCTCGGCTAGCTGGTCCTCTTTGTAATCCTGCCCAAAGTCATCACTGGACGTCACTTTTACGCCTTTCAGGTCCGGCTTAGTGGGGGCGTAAAATTCATAGGAACTGAGTTCACCTTTAGCGATAAGCTCTTTCATCGTGGTTGGTTTCAAGAGCTGTTGATAGTAGTTTCCCAGAAAGGGGGAAAACGGCGTTCCTGACAGGCCGATAACTTTTACACCGGTGTTCTCTGCCAGATACTGAATCACTTCAAGCAACTTTTTACGGCGTAAATGGGCCTCGTCAATGATCAACAGATCGATGTTGTCCGGGAAGTCGCGACGGATTAACGTATCCGCTGAAGCAATCTGAATCAGCCGGTTTGGGTCATGAGGCTGGTAATCCCGCCACACGTAGCCAATTTTTTCTTCTGGCAGTCCGTACTGAATGAACCGGGTGGCAGTCTGGCGAACCAGAGTCAGATAAGGCGCGACAAACATGACACGCATTTCGCGAGAGATGCAACCGGCTGTGATGAATGCCGATAAGCCTGTTTTACCGCTCCCGGTAGGCGCATATACCATGAAGGTACTGTGTTGCTTCCAGTTCTGACGCAACATGGACAAGGCGCGGCTCTGAGTTGTATTTGGGGTTATCGTTAACATGCTTTATTTCCCCCATTCCCTTAAGGCGGATTCAGTGACATAATCGCCCATAGGTACTGAATTCTGAGTGGTGCCTGCAAGAGCCGGTGAATTCCTCGCAAAAGTGTCCACCGGTTTCTTGCTCCCTTCTGAATATTTTTTTTATCAAGCTACGGGCCGTATTCTTTTGTCTACCTGTTAGATATTTTCCACCCCGAAAATAACGGCTGAGTCCGTTGATAAAGTCGTATTCCCATTTTGTCAAACCGGAACACCCTTTCACGGAAAGGAGCCGCTCTAAGTCCCCTATAAGTTTCTCGCTTATTTCCATTGTGCAATCCTCTGTTATTTTACTTTGCCAGGAACACAGCCCTGACCGAATATCAATTTAGCCATTTAGACGTCTGGACGCATTTCGGCTTTTATATCCCTATAGTGATCTTCTATAAGATCTGAGTTGTTTTTCCTTGGCTGTGCCTTCCCTAACACCCCTTTCAAAGATCACCCCCCTTACCCCCCTAGAAAGTTTTCCCCTCTTCCCCAAACCATCCAAACATCTAGACGTCCAAACATCCAAGTAACCTTTCAAGTTCTTTTCTCCTTCGCTAACTGCGGCTCCTCGGTATAACCCTGACTCGCTCTTGCATACTTCCTGACAAATTCCCTCAATCGGATATTTGCCGCTCGTCTTGCCGTGTTATCTTTCCGGTATGAAACGGGTTCTTCATCCCAGACTGCTTCATACACCTCGGCATACTTCACCGTGATTTTTGCCCGTGTAGCCGGATCAAGACTCAGTAACATCTCCTGTATCCATTTGCCGTCATCAGGAAAATATTGAGATGGCATTGATACTTGGGCGTAGGAATTAGGGAGCATGGTTAATAATTTCCGGGTGGTGGGAACACCTTTGGCAGATCTGGGCGTAACTCGTGAGGTTGGACGACTCCCTTTGTAATCTCCACTATTGACGGCACGCTCTCTGGTGAAACTTTTTTCTTTCCATTTAACCAATCACTTACCGTTGATTGAGATCTGCCTATTTTCTCTGCAAATTTTTTTTTGAGTGCCTAAGACTTTGATAGCTTTCTCTATTGTGTGATTTATCATTGACCTTTCCATTTTTTGATTTTTTTAATTCGCTTTGGCGATTTTTACATTAAATACAAAAACAGTCAAACGCTATAGCGATTTTACTTTAGTATCGCTATAGCGATATAATGACAAATAATTACTTTGGAGGTATGTGATGACATTTTCAAAAAGACTGAAAATTGCAATGGATGAGGGTGGTTTTACCCAAGGTTCATTAGCTAATGCTGTCAATATGGCTCAATCTAGCGTCTGGAAACTAACGTCAGCAAATGCAAGTGGCTCAAGAAGAGTTGTAGATATAGCACGAGTGTTAAATGTTCGCCCAGAATGGCTAGCTAACGGTGTAGGACCAATGAGAGAGGGCTCATCAAATAAAGATGAGCCTTGTGAAAATAAAACTGCAATTATTAAATACAATGGGATGTTTCCTGTTGACATACATGATGATAAAGGGCCAACTGGGAATAAGATCATGGTCCCCGATCTTGTAGAATCTCAAACGTGCAAGGCTTATCGCTTAAAAGTTAATAGTGGTTGCACAGAAGCACCAGCAGGCACAATCATTGTCGTCGATAGCAACGAACCAGCAGGAACAGACGATCTAGTTTATGCGTATGTCAACGGAATCCCGTCCGTTTATAGGTTTATCCAAGGCGGAAACAACGGCTATCTTTCCGTTGATGACCCTCGTGTGCCACTAATAGATATTGGTTTTAATTCTGAAATTATAGGCGTAGTCGTGTACATTCTACGAAATATGAAACGCCGCTGATACACCTTCTTACTGGGAATGGGAATTGCATATTTCCCAGTCCCAACCCTCAATAATTGAAACATTCGGCCCCCATAAAACTGTATATATAACCAGTTTTACGATACTGCCCCATTTTAGCACTTATTGCAACATAAACATTCATCACATCTATTTTATTAAAAACATTTATAAATCATATCACTACGGAAAATAACGAAAAATAATCGCTTTGGCGATTGACACAAATAATCTCTTTAGCTATTGTTAATTCAACAAGCGGATGATGAAACAAATCATCAACAGTATTCAAACAATTACCGAGCCAATTATGAGGTGAATTTAAATTGCAATAACACAAAGCATTCTCTCCGACACAAAGGAAATATCATGCTGTAGCAGCCAAGTAAGTAACTAGTAGTTGCGTATGAGATTATTTTCCTAAATGAGAGAAGTGAATTTTTATTACCGATATGTTCAGATATTTTCTTAATTCATAGAAATGGATCTGGTGCTGACTGCAATCCAAATACCAGAGTCAAAGAATAATAAATACTGAGGAATTATTATCATGTTCGACACGAATAGTACTATAAAGAATTTTATTTCCTCAGCAATAATGCGTTCTAACATGGAGATAGATAATGTATAAACCAATTACTTTAGATGATGCAAAATACCGATCTGGTTTAGCTATGTCGCTTTATGAAGTCATTATGAATATAGCTGCCAAAGAAGAATGCTCAGGCGAACTACGCGATTTAATTGCTCTTGCTTGTGATATTAATCAGGAAATTAATCGCTCCCTTAAAGCGGCCTTAAATAGCGGAGGTGAAGGATGAATAGCAAAACCACAGAAGAGTTTCGCAATCTTTCTTACATTAATTTGGCGGCAGATGATGCACTCGGAAAAATAGAAGCTTTGGCATCAGCGGCCGGTTATTTACTTGCTGATGATGAGCTGAGTGAAATCGGGCTTGAGCTTTTAGAAATTATCCAAATAATTACCAGTAAAGCATCAAGGGGAGAATGATGAGTGATTTAGCTGATGATATTTCCGATATGGATTTAAAGGTCATGCAGATAGATGCGCTTCTCTACATATGGCAAGAATCATTTAAGAAAAATTGTGAAGAATCCTACTTCATTGGTGTACTACAGGGTTTAGTTCTCGAAGTAAGGAAAGCGCTGGAAAAACTGGAGGGTCAGGCAGAAAACATTAGAGACCAAAAGAACCCTGAAATAGAAAATAATGAAATTAATATCAGCAAGATAAGATTTAAAGATTTATTAGATAAATCTGAACATCTTGAAGCATTAATGGTGCCTGTTAGCAAAGCTGTTACCGACAAAGACGATGTTGCCGATAGGGACAATACAGATACAGCAACATTAACAGATCTCGCTTCTAGACTGGCAGGCGATCTGGCGCAAGAGATAAGAATATTGGAAGGGCTTAAATTATGAAACTAGAAAAAATAGATTATTCCCGTTTTGATGATGACGAGCTTATTAGTGATAGCGGTATTGATGATGCATTCAGCATACATACATTACCCGTCTATGTTGTTAGTCGTCATGGCCGTTCTTACAAGCGTCAGAGTCGTAGTAGTGCCATTAATAGATTAGCCCATATCATGACACAGAAAGTATTTAACCGAGCCGGACGAGATACTAACTACCCGGTTCAGCCAGTAATTAGTGAAGATAATGTAGTGAACTGGACAATAGGAGAATTACTACCTGAGTATATTTCATGCCAAAAGAGAGCGGTACGACGAATAAGATTGCTACTTAAGCGTAGAAAAGAAATAGATGTACTGCGCAAAAAATATATTGGCGCTTTCTGTGAGTATGAGCGATTAAGAAAAGAATTTATCAACATCACCAAGCAACAACCCGGTTAAAGTTAAGGAGTTAAAAAAAATGTACGAAGTTGAAATTATATATCTCTCAATTAACAGCCAAGCGACAACACTTTGGGTTAAAGCTGATAACGACGATGAAGCAAAATGCGAGGTCGAACTATTGCGAGATATATTTGATGAAGTCAATGTTGAATTCAAATTGACGGGGGTGAAAAAATAATTTCGCCACAACAGGAATTATCGGCACGGAAGCTATTTATTAAATAAATGAGGACTAATTATGTCAGACAATAAAAAATGCGTGCACGCTGAACTTATGGTTCAATATGCACACGATGCTATGAGAACTGATAAGCCTTGGGAGCTGTGGGAAGGTTCATGTAATGGCGGAGAATGGTGGGAAAACTTACGACTTCATCCGACTTGGGATCAAGATATTGAATATCGCCGCAAGCCCGAAATAATTAACGTTAGCTTTCCAAAACCGGTTTGTTACAAACTTGAAAAAGGTCAGGAATATTGGACTATCTCTTTAAACGGCGACGTTCTTCCTTATCGTTGGAGTGGTATAATTTCAGATTACCGTAGATTAGATGACGGTTTTATTCACTTAACAGAAGAGGCCGCTAAACAACGCGCAGAAGCCTTAATTAAAATAACTAGGGGTGGGTCTTAAATATAAACTCCAATTAACTCAATAACTGATTAGATTTTAATTACAGCTTAATGGCTGGGGATTGTCTCAGCCTAAAAACAGAGTGGTATCTATGAGTAATCAAACATTAGTTGAACGATACAGAAATCGTTTAATCGCGGCAAAACTTGATGCAATGATGAAGAAAACAAACAGTCATTGTATTGCTGTCAATCTTAACGATTGTTCTATGTGTACTATCGAGTTATCGGAGGAGATATTAAAGAGGGCTTTGCATGTGTTTTTCGAATCCCTTGTTTATGACGAACATAAACGAGAGAAAGCCGATAAATATATTTTAAATAGCTACGGTGATTATCTATCTAAATACGGCGGGTTAACAAAGGAAGGTGATGATTTCATGTGTGCCCTCGTTAAATTAATTGCAGAAAGAGCTAAACACGGCGGGTTTTCACCAGAATATACCTTTCAATAAATAAGGACTCATAGTGAATATTACCCATTTTAATTTCTCACAAAGAGCTATTCAAAGTGAGAAAGATGAAAAATATGAAATTGCGGCAACTCTCTGGAAGAAAGTCGCTGAACACACCAAGCATCCAGCTAACCGGAAATGGGCTGAATATCGTGTTGAACTGAATTTAAAACGCCATTCATTGCAAGGGCGCCATGAACAATGGAAAGCCCATGATAGTCAGCGCCGTAAAGAAGTACGGGAGGCCAAAAAGCTGGCTGCTGCACTCAAGGCCCATATGGATAGAGAGGAAGCATCTCTATGAAAGACTTTCATCAGCTAATACAGAGAGCCAAAGAGCTTGAAGAAAAAGGCCTGTTTAGACGGGCTGCTAATACCTATAGCGAGGCTATTGACTGGGCGCTGACAGATGAAGAACGCGAATGTTGCGCTCTTGATGCCAATCGTTGCTCAAGAGAGGCACGCCGACCATACAGAGCGGAGGGATTGTAATGGCGAAAAGGAGAAGAAGTAAAACACAGCAGGGATTTGAAGGCATGACAATACCTCAGCTCCTTCAAATAAAAGAAGGGTCCACAGATGGGCATGTCAATTCCCAAAAGTTCATTGAACCTTATTCGACGCATAACGGAGACATATTAATGCCACTTAATCGCTCCATGCGCCGCCATGCCAAGAAAATGAAAATTGAAATTAAGGAAGTGAAACAATGAAAGAATTAATCACCATCAATAAAACCCAAATGCCTGTCGTGGAATATCAAGGTCAGCGCATTGTGACGTTCTCAATGATTGATCAGGTTCACGAGCGACCAGATGGAACGGCTAAAGCCGCATTCAACAGAAACAATCAGCGCTTTGTGTGTGGAGTGGATTATCAAATCTTGGGTCAGGACGATATACGTACCAACCTCCCTGACGGGTTATTTTCCAAGTTCGCCCCCAACGGCATTGTGCTTTTTGAGTCTGGTTATCTGATGTTAACCAAGCCATTCAATGATGATATTGCGTGGCAGGTTCAACGGGAACTGGTCAACAGCTATTTCCGCAAACCGCAAACAGCACTGAGCGAGATTGAAATGATTGCCAGGATCGCCAGTCATGCCGCCCAACAACAGCGCCAGATTAACCTCATTGATGAGAAGGTTGAACAGGTTCATGAAACCATTGAGCAAATCAAACACGGAGCTATTCCCGTAGGCTGGATTGGGTTCTCTCTGGCTGCGACCGAATCAGGATTAACCAATGCCAAGTGCCGCACCTTGGCTGAACAGTACAACGTACCAACGGACAGCATCACCATAATGACACCAGACGGACAACCTCGCCCGATGAAAATCATATTTAAAGAGGACTTCATGAACGCATTCCGCCTGATGATGGGTGAAGCCGAGCAACGTAAATCCAAATGGTATCACCCAAAAATGGGACTGTTCCAGGTTATCGGTTGGGAGGGTAAGTAATGAGCAAACATCACACTAAGCCAGCATTTGATTACGGCAAGTATGGCGTCATTGTCATTACTGAGGCAGCGAACAGCAAAATCATGAGTTATGCGGAGGCGGTAGTATCACTGGACGCGGGTCAATACGACAATGATTTATTACTGGGCTTTGAATTGATAGTGGCTATTTTTCATGGTTGGAAAGCAGGCTTCTATGCGCAAACTAGTGAACAGCGGCTGATGTTGTGGCGGTGGGTTGTGTCAGCCTCGTTTGTGCAAGAGCAAATAGACAGAAACGGCACCCTTGAAGTTGATAACGACGAGGGAGGCACCGATACCGCAGCCCTCTACGATAATGGTACAACGGCAATCACGATATACCCATTAGCAGAGCGCATGATGTTAGCAACCCATATTGAGGGGATCGCCTTTGAGAAGGCCGGTAGCGAAGACGGGGCGGATATGGCGGTCAGAATGTACATGACTTTTATCAATATGCAGCCAGAGATCGGCAATCGGCTATCTGAGAAAGGGCGCGAAGGGCTTTCTATCTTGCACGATGAATTAATCAAAGCGGCAAAGGCTGGTGAGTTTAACACCATGCCGGTTATTCATTGACAGGAGGCTCAGATGATAACGAAAAACTTTCATCTTAATGCGCTGGCAAACACCTACGCAGCCGCTATCTATCACGATGTAAACCCGTAAAGGAAAAAAACAATGATTATTGATTCTCATTTGCTGCGAGCAGCTTTGGTTTGTGTGGCTAAGGTGGGCAAACACCCTCAATTAACAGGGGTACATATATCACCTAAGTATATTGAGGCAACCAATAGTCATGTTGCTGTTCGTATGGAGCACAACGTTGACACTGATATTAACCTAATTATTCGATTTGATGGCGATATTCCAGAATTCGCTGAAAATACAAAAATGGACTTAGATGGAGGCAGTAAAGCATTTCACTATGATGAAGATGGTCGCCTGCTTAGCTTTAATAATCTGAAGATACTGAATGGTCGGTTTCCTGATTTTGACAAGATCATCCCGACAGAGAAACAAAACGTCATGCCGTTCTTTTGCGCCGAGTATCTGTCCTACCCCTCTCAGATGTTTGGTAGGCGGATAACGGTACTCATGGAGCCATCAGGAATGAGGACAGCTTGCCGCTTTCGGTTCTGCCCGCTGACGAACAAGTATTACGGCAACCCTGTCTTTATAGTCATGCCCTGCGTAGAGGATGTTTTCGAAGCAGTAGCGCAGGAAATGAGGAAATGGGAATTATGAAAATCGACTATCAGGACAAGGGCGTCACTGCACAAATCGTCGTTGCCAGTTTCATCACTGAACGCCGTAAGCATAACCGTTGTGTCGATGCCGCCTTGTTAATGGTACCTGTTCGTGCTTGGTCTGCCGGCTTTCTGTTAAAGAAAACGACTATCACTGGCAAAACCATGCATGTGCTGCGGGCCTACAAAATCATTTGCAGGGAGAGCGAACAGTGACGGAAGAGCATCACCAAAGTGTAGATACCGATGATGAACTGGTCAGAACAGCATTCCATATCGACGATGGCAGGGACTATACACAGCGGATCATCCATCGTATGAAACGTAATTTTTACATTCACGAGGGCGTTTGCCCTCCTCTACCACCAGCACCGCAAGTGGCCGGAGTGAAGTTAACGCCAGTTAAGAAGACCAAGAAACGTCGCAAATCATGCAATAAAGAAATAAAAAAAGGAGTTCACAAATGGGAAAAATGACATTTGTTGTTGAATATGAGGACGGTAAAGAACCCGCCGCTTCCTTCAATACCGACATTCTCGGTGGCAGGCTGGTAATCATCTCACTGGGTGACAGAGTGACCCCAGAGTGGATATCGATTGAGGATGAACTACCCAGTGAAAGGATTGGGAGCAATATCCTTCTAGTAACTGATGCCCAGGGGTTTGTTACTTGTGATTGGTTTAACCACTGTATCGGGGATTTCGAAGAAAATAGCTCTAATGTAACCCATTGGATGGAATTACCTGAGCCACCAGAGGAGGTGAAGCTAAACAACGAACTGGAGGGAGTGGAATGAGCAAAAGCCTAATGGATACCGCCACTTTTTGGGAAATAACCAAGTACCTACTCCAAGAAGAGCACGGCAACAATATAAGAATAACTATCACAGAACTGGATGACATGATCGATAAAACCATTCGTTCCGCCGTACATATCGCACAAATGGTGAGCCATGAAATAAAGCAGAGAGAGGAAGGCGATAATGATAAACATTGATGACGTGCACAACTTAAAGCCATGAGGGGTACAACCGATGGGAAATAAAATTGAACTGTTACCGTGTCCATTTTGCGGTAGCAAAGATGTTGGAGTATTTCGGCAATATGAAGATGACTGCCCATACAGATCATCAATCGTCAGATGCTTCAATTGTGATGCACAAACAGCCCAGTTTATTAATGATGATATCCGAAGCCAAAATAAAATGGCAATCAGAGCCTGGAATAGGAGAAAGAATAATGACAAACAAAGAACAATTTGAAAAATGGCTCACAGAAACTTATCCGTGGGGTGAGGAAGAGTTAGAAAAAGCTTTCTTTCAGGAAGAATACCAATACTACATCAGTGACAGCAACGCATTGCATTTTGCGTGGGCTGGCTGGAAAGCTCGGGGTGAAGTTCGTGTGGAACTGCCAAATTATATTGATTGTGATCATGATGACGAACTAGGTATTGAATATAACAGAGGTATTGCTCACTGTGACACTCATCTGAAATCACAAGGAGTAAAAGTAAAGCTAATTCTTATGGACATAAGGGAGGAAAGCCATGATCAATAACTCATTCCACTTAACACAGGTAATAGCCTCAGCATGGGGCGATCCATCTAATATCACCGATGCAGTCTGGAACGCCGGTTACAGAAAAGCTGACAGGACATCAGAGGAAATGGTATTACTGACACTTAAGGTCATCGAGGATTCTCATTATAGCGATATTGCATACGAGTATTGGCCCAAAGATTTAGAAGCCGTACTTGCTGCTGAGCTGAACTTCCTGATTGATGATCTTACCTGGAGTGATAAGACAACCCCAGCAACAGTGGCAAGGATAATTTTGGAGAACGGTTATCAGAGAGGAGAAATAAATGGAAGAGTCTGAATACATCACAACAAGAGAACTGGCTAAGAAATTACGGGTTACACCCCACACTATCCGAACGTGGTGTGGGGATGGGAAACAGAAAAAAGAAGGTTTCCCAAAACCCAGATTTCGCGGGAGAGAAAACAACTTCTCTAAGAAGGACATTGAAGATTGGGAGAACGGGAAACGATTTTAGTCAACTTCGCCCACCAGAGTTCATATGCTTCTCTCTGTTCATTCAGGTAGGTGTGCTTGTCGTACACCTGCCATATTCCCGGTAATTTATGCCCTATCATAATTTCAGCCACATGAGGCGGTGTTAATTCAGAAACTCCGGTACGCATGGTTCTGCGCAAATCGTGGATAGACCAGGAAGTGTAGGGATCGAAGTGAGGGGCCATCTTTTTATTGAGAACATCAATAATGTTCGCATGTGATCCCTTGGCGAAGGGTTTGCCATCAAATGCAGTAAACAAATATTCACTCCCGTTGATTTA